AAATGTGTTCCCCAACACGTTTATTTCATAATGGATAAAAGAAATATCCTTGCTTTTTATGTGTTTATTATAGCACATTATAAAAGAAATGTCAATCATATTGACGTAAATTTTGTAAAGAAAATGTAATAAAAGAAAAGAAATTGTAACAAGAAAGGAAGCGATGAAACTATGATTTCAAAGGAATTTTTACACTACATATAGTTAGTATTTTAAATACAAATACAATATATAGTGGGTGAAAATGAGGAGAAAGTAGGTGAAGTTATGATTTCAATAATTCAAAAACCAGCCGGATTTAAGATAAGACGAAAGGGAGATGTTGAGACATTTAAAAATGTTTGTTTGTGTAATGGCTCAAAATACATAATCAAAATCAATCCGAATTATATTTTCATGTTAGAGAAAACGGAGAATAATACAACAGGAACTATTAAACAAGGTGATTTGTTTAACATTTTCAATCCTGAAATTCAGATTGATGTGGATGAATTGGTTTGGAAATTGCGAAAATATATCAACAAAAAATATTTTTCGTAGAGAATATTATATTGAGCGTTGAAATGAAACACTCACCTATACGGTTTATATTTTGCCGAGCGGAAAGACAAAAAAGTAGTTTTGCTATGTATATGATAAAAGGGAAAGGATGTGAAATGTATGTATCTAATTGGCTTGGCTATAACAGGTGTCGGCATTGGCATAGCGTTGGCATGTAAATTGCAAGATTATTAGTGGAGAATAATCATAGAAATTGAGGTAAGGAGTGTATAGAGTGAACGATAAAGAAAAAGAAGGTTTAATAAGTCAATATTGTGGTAATAAAATGAAACAATTGAGAGAAATTTGCGATCCGATTATTCGATTAATGAATGTTCCGTTGTCAGAATATGATGATTTATATTCCGATGCGATGAATGTTGTATTAGAAAGTGTTGAAAATTTTAATCAAGAACGCAATTGTTCATTCAAGACATTTCTTATTGGCAATATCAAACGTTCGTTTCAAGATTGGTTGCGAGATAGGCATCGTTGGAAAAGGTGTAATCTTGAAACTGATGAACGTGGTAATTTGAAGAAGAATGAACGAGGGCAAACTATTTCAATTCCTAATGTGTCATTAGATGTGAAAACGGAAGATGGAATTGACTTAGCAGAAAAGATAGCATGTGTAGAGAATAATAATGATGATGAAGAATTTTCTCCACAAATGGAGGAATATCTAAATGGGTTATCAAAAGTTCAAAGAAAAATTCTTATCCATTTGGCAGATGGATATAAAAAAGAAGAAATTATTGCTATGTTAAATATTGATGATTTTTTATACAAAGATAGCATTATGGCTATTAAAGATGAAAAAAATAAAAGAAAAATACGAATGCTTATTAGGAGGTAAAATAACATGGATGGATATAGAATTGAAAGATGGTCGGTAGAACAATATATGGACGATGTACATACACAAATAATACAGCCTGAACCAACAGTACAACGTGGTTGGTCTTGGACAAAAGAGGCTTTAAACGGACTAATATGGTCGGCTGTCAGTGGGATAGTTTTTATTCCAAATTTAATTCTTGCTGAAACAAAGTCTGAATCCGGTATAAAGTCTACATATATTGTAGATGGTGGTCACAGAACAGAAGCCTTGAGAAGATTTAGATATGGTGAATATAAAGTTACTAATGAAATTCGTGAGCCTATAGTCAGATATAATAGGAAGAAACTCAATGAAGAAGGTAAAGTGATAAAAAATCAATATGGTGATATTATATGGGAAACAGTCGAATATGATTTGAGAGGTAAAACATATGAAGACCTTCCAACGGAATTAAAACGACAGTTGAACAAAGGTCAGTTAGCGGTAACAATTTATCAAAATTGTGAACAAGGAGATTTACCCACACTTGTTAACATTTATAATAATCACATTGCAATGAATGCTTCACAGAAAGCCCTTACGTATGTAGGAAATTTTGCAAAAGAAATAAGAAAAATAAAAAATACCAATGAATTTTTGAAAGACGGTACAATTTTAACAGAAAAACAAAAGAATGACGGAATATGGGAAAGAGTTATTTCAGAATGTGTTATGGGTGTGTATCATTTTGATAATTGGAAAAAAGCTCCTAAGAAAATATGTGATTATTTGAACTTCAATTCTACAATGGAAGAATATCAACAAATTGAACAGTATTTTAACAGGATTGCTCCATATTCAGATAAACTTGAAAATAGAAAAGTAGCAGATTTATTCACATTAAAAGATACAGTGGTATGGATAATGGCATTTGATAAATTTGATAAGCTTGGCTTAGATGATAAGAATTTTGGAGAATTTTTAAATGCTTTTGAGAGCATGAGAAACAAAGAAGTGAATGGCGTTACTTGGGAAGAACTCGATGAAAACAAAAGCACTAAAGATAAGAAGGTTGTGAAAAACAAAGTAGACCATATTCTATATTTAATGAAAGAATTTTTGGGTATTGAAGATAATGATGCATTGTCAAATGAAGAAAATGTTGAAAATGATGTTTGCGACAATACTCAAAACAGTGTACAGAAAATAGAGAATAATATATTAGAAGGAATTGAGCAAGAAGATATAGAATTTTACGAAACAATGATTGAGGACGTGTTGCCAAGTAATTCCGAACTGGCACAAAAAGCACACGACGAATTAGTTAAGCTGATAGATTATTCTTGTGAAAAAGATTATGATATGGCGTTAGAAAAATGGTTAAAAACGATAGACGAAAGTGTATTAATTTCGAACAATAAAACAGAGAACTATAATAATATGAAGAAACTTTTCATTGAGTATATGCTTAATCAAGAAAAGAATGTGGCGTAAAGGAGAGTGATACAAATGATATTTATAACAGGAGACACACATGGAGATTGGAAAAATCGGTTTAAACCTGAATGTTTTCCGATAGGACAAAGTTTAAATCGAAGTGATTATGTCATTGTGTGTGGTGACTTTGGTTATTGGCACGACACTGATATTGAAAGGAATAACCTTGATTGGCTTGAAAGTCAACCATGGACTACATTATTTGTAGACGGAAACCATAGCAACCTTGACCGACTAAAGAAATTGCCAATTGAAGAATGGAATGACGGAAAGGTACATAAAATTCGCCCGCATATAATTCACTTGATGAGAGGACAAGTGTTTACTATTGATGGTAAGAAATTTTTTACTTTCGGTGGAGCACAATCTCATGATATACGAGATGGTATATTGGAAACTGATGACCCGAGAATTGCGGAATGGCAATATGATTATTGCAAAATGTTTCGTATAAATCATATATCATGGTGGCAGGAAGAGTTACCTTCTCAAAAGGAAATGGACGAAGGTATTGAAAATTTGGCTGAATACGGCAATAAGGTGGATTATATTATCACACATTGCCCACCGACAAAGATTTTAGATGTAATGAATATGAGTAGAGGTTTCTTTGATAAATTGAAACCAGATAGATTAACGGATTATCTTCAAGAAATTCAA